CGACACCATTCTTGAACTTGTCCGCGAACACGGGAACCTCACACCCACTGCGATAGGGGATCTGGGTGGCCCCTCTGCCGGTCACGCTAGGAACCGCTGTCCGAAGCTTGCCAAATACGGGCTCGTCGACGTCGTCGTCGATGTCGGCCGCCGCGGCCGACTTCAGGTCGACGTCCTCCTCGCCGGCGAGGGCCGCGTGGACCTCGTCGGGCATCATGGCGAGCGCGGCCGCCTGCCCGGGCTTCGCGCTCGCCGACGACGCCGCATCCTTCTGGACGATGGCGAGGCCGTCGAACGTGATGTTCGTCGCGGCCATCGCCTTGCCCTCCGGCGTGTCGACCGTGCCGCCGTCGAAGTGCGTGGCCTCGATGCTGACCGAGAGGCGGCCGCTCGCGACGCTTGCGGCCAGCTTCTCGTCCTCGAGTTCGGCCTCGTAGAGGACGCCGACCCCGGGCTCGAAGCCGGCTTTCGTGACCTCGCCGACGACGGCGTCGGAGTGGAGGGCTTTGATCTCGGCGCCCTCGAGCGTCGACGCGGCAGCGCGGAGCTCGTCCGGCTGCCACACCTTCGACTTCCGGGAGAGGCCGTGGGTGACGTCTCCGGCGCCGATGGCGACGCCGTTGATGACGTGGGTGTCATCGGCCTCCGTCTCGGCGAGGCCGGCGGTCCGACTCGTGAACGTGGATTTGGTTTGCGTGGACATGGTTCTGAAGTCAGGAGTCCCCTACAGCACCGGGAGCACCGTACAGCGCCCCTGTGGGTGGGCTGGCGGGCGCAGCGGGTACTCTCCCGCCAGGTGGTCCGGATCGTCGGGGCCGGGCTCGAAGACGAACGTCCCGGTCCGCATCTCGCCGATCGGGATCTCCCGGCCGTCGAGCTGCTTGCAGATCGGGCAGACCCGCGTGTCGAGCGCGGTCGACCACTCGCCGTGCTGGACGGCGTCGACGCCCGCCCGCTCGTAGCGGTCGAGGCTGGCCTCCGTGTAGGCGTTCATCGTCTCCGTCCGCGCCAGGACCTCCGCCTGCGTGTGCTGGATGGTGCGGACCTCCTTCGTGAGCTCCGTGGCCATCTTCCGCGGGTTCCAGCCCTCCTCGAACCCGGTCAGCAGCGTCTCCCGGACCGGCTCGGCGGTGTCGGCGCCGATGTCCTGGAGGTTTCGGTAGGTCCGCGTGAACAGCGTCCGGAGGCCCTCCCGCGGCGCCGGCATGTCGAACAGCGCGTCGATCAGCTCGGTGTCGTCGTCGCCCGGGAGCGAACCCACGCTCACGCCCTGCGTTCGGAGCCGGCTGCGAGCATCGCGCCAGGCCCGGTCGTAGGCGGCGCGGATGTACTCGGCCGTCCAGTGCTCGCCGTTCTCGACCTGGTTGGTCCGCAGCGGCTCGAGCAGCTCGTCGTCGAGCCGCCGGCGCAGCCAGTCCAGGAACGCCGACGTCTTCCGCCGGTCCGTGGTGAACCGGTAGACGTCGGGCGCGTCGTCAGGCAGGTCCTCCGGCAGCCGAGGGCCATCATCGGTGAGCCCGAAGACGTCGTACTCGTAGCCGGCCCACTCGCGGATCTCGCCGCGGATCCGTCGGAACCGGCGCCGGATGTCGCGAACGAACTCGTCTCGGAGGTCGTCAGCTGGGTCCGACATGGTCAGTCACCCGGGAGGAACGAGTCGCCCCGCCAGTAGTCGTAGCCCCCGAACACGTAGTCCATGAACGCCCCGCAGAACTGCTGGGGCGTCCGGACCGAGCCCCGCATCTCGCGCTCGCAGCCGTCGAAGTCCCCGCCCATCGACTGGAAGGCGTCGAGAGCGATGAGGCGCGCCGGGACGTCGGCCTTCCGCCAGGACTCGGGCGGCGACCAGCTCCCGCCCGCGAGCTCGGCGTCCTCGCCGGTCGGGCACTCGCCGTTCGCGATGGCGGCCGCCTCCTCCTCGTCGAGGCTGTCCACCGGCTCGACGTCGGCGTTGACCTCCGTGGCCTCGAGGTCGCTGGCCTTGAAGAAGCCGATGGGCGGGCCCGACGTCTCCGCGAGCGTGACCACGTACGTCGGGGAGTCGGCGCTCGCCTCGATCTCGTCGGGGACCCCCTCGGCGTCCTCGTCGATCGTCTTCGTCTCGGTGAGGACCTCGACGACCAGGCCCTTCCCCTCGGGCGTGTCGACGATGTCCTTGCCCGGCTCGTACTGGTTCGCGAGCTCGGCGGGCATCCCGCCGGCGCCCATCGCGCGCTCGAAGGCGTCGCGAACGCGGGGGTCGGACTCGTCGAGCGCGGCCAGGTCGGCGGTGCCCTCCTCGTCGAGGATCTCGTCCGGGTCCATGTCGAGGAACGTCTCGAGGATGACGCGCTTCGGGACGATCGTGTCGGCGCCGCCCTTCGGGCCCGCGGCCGTCGCGAGGCCGTCCATCAGCGTGCTGAACTCGCCGGCGTCGAACTCGTCGTCCTGGAGCGGGCTGGTCGCGTCGTCCGGCCGGATCTCCATCCCGACGTCGACGTCGATGCCGCCCTCGGCGTGGGCGTTGCCCTCGAGGAACTCCGTCGCCTTCAGCCGGAGGACCTTCTTGAAGTCGGCCTCGAGGCGCCGGCGCTCGCGGCGCAGCGCGTCGGCGTAGTCTTCCTGCTGCTCGCTCGTGATGTCGCGGTTGATGTCGCCGGCGAACCCGACGCGGTACAGCGGCGTCGGCATCGCGGCCAGGACGAACTCGATCTCCTGCTGGATCGTGTCGACGGCGTCGGGGACCTGGCCGTTCACCTCGGTCAGCTCGACCGGCGCGTTCGTCGCGGAGACGATCTCCGGGTCGTTCGGGTCGAGGTTGTCGCGGACCTTCTTAACGATCTTCTCCTCGTCGGTGTCGACGGCGGCGATGATGTTCGAGAAGGCCGCGTTCAGGACGGCCTGGTCGACGCGCTCGAGCTTCTTGCGCACGGCCTCGGCGCGGTCGACGACCGTCGCCGTGTCGGGCTGGCCGAACAGGCTGCCCGTGTCGGGGTCGTAGGCGCTGACCGTGATGTCGTCGAGGGCGAACGGGATCTCGTCCCGCTCGCTCGTCCCGAAGATGTCGTCGTACTGAGCGATGGCCGCGGTCTTCCCGGCCGGCGTCTCCGGCGCCTCGTCCCGGGAGTCGTCGAGGTCCTGGACGGCGACGCTCTCGAACTCGTTGACCTCGTCGTCGGGTCGGAGGACGATGCCCTTCCCGGAGCGCGTGTACGCCGTGACCGTCTCCACCTTGATGGGGCGGAGGCCCAGGACGCGCTCGCGCTTCTTCGGGTCGTCGTAGGCGTGCTCGACGATGGCGGTGCCCCGGCGGCCGCGCCGGTCCTTCACGACGGCGTCCAGGAGGTCGACGACGTCGGCGTCGAAGTCCCAGCCGTCGATGTAGCAGTCCGAGAGCCAGGCCTCGAGCGCGTCGTCGAGGTCCATCCCGGCGTACGTGTCGTCGCGGTAGTCCTGGGGGACCGTCGGCATCGACTCGTCGTCGGTGTAGACGGCGACCGCGACGCCGGGCTCGGTGACGTCCGAGGCGAAGTTCTGGACCGGGACGCGGACCAGGGGGTTCGACTCGTAGCAGTTCACCCAGTCGGTGACGTCCTCGTACGACGGCTCCTCGGTGTGCTCCTTCCGACCGACGACCGTCGCGCGCTCGTCGCGGGCCTGGGGGGAGGCCTCGTCGTCCTGCGAGGGCGCCAGGGCTGCCTCTTCTGGGACCTCCCGTCCGGACGCGGCATCACGCATTCAGGATCACTCCGCCCGGTTGAAGGCGATGACGTAGTCCCGATCGACCACGACCGGGTGATCGCCCTCCTCGGTGTGGAGCCGGAGCTCGTCCGGATGCTCCTCGACCCAGTCGATCCCGGTCCACTTCGTTCCTCGGCCCTGTGCGTCCGCGGCTTCTCCGGTCCACATGATGGTGACGTGCATGGTTACAGTACGACGATGTCGTCGGGACTGAGGTCCTGGTCGGTACACTCGGCGGCCCAGACCGCCTGCGCGGCGGCGTCCAGGTAGTCCGGCGAGTGACCGAGGCGCTCCTCGATGACGCTCTTCGAGTTCACGGTCACGACCTCGGCGCCGTGCTCGCCCCGACTGTTGAGCGTCTTCGTGTCGTTCTCGATGGTCCGGCCGCCGATGACCAGCTGGTCGCGAAGGTCGCGGTCCGCGTACTGGACGTCCTCGAGGACGTCGCCGAGCGCGGCGAGCGCCTCCGCCCGCTGGTCCTCGTAGTTGATCTGGCCGTAGGAGTTGCCGTCGGCGGTGCCCTCGGTGAGCGGCTTCTTGTCCGAGCCGAACCGGTAGACGTCGGGCCGGCGGTCGTCGAGGTAGCCCGCCAGGCCGGAGCCCTCGCCGGCGGCGTCGACGGCGACCGGGTGGCGGCGATCGCCACCGAGCCGGGAGTCGTCCATGATCTCCTGCTCCTGCTCGGGGTAGTCCGTGTTCTGGGCCGTGTACCGGACCGTGAACACGCCGGGCGACCAGTACGTGATCAGCACGGTCTCGTCCGAGCCCGGGCCGGCGACGTCGATCCCGGTGCCCAGCGGCTTCCGGGGCTCGACGGTGAGCGGATCCGTGTAGGCCTCTTTCGCCGTCCCGGCGCCGTACGGCCGATGGACGGACGCGCCCTCGGGCGGCATGATGCCGGCGCGGCGCCGGTACCAGCGCTTCGAGAGGTCCGCCCGGAAGTCGGGGTTGTCCTGGAGGTCGTCGTCGCGCTCGAAGACGAGGTCGCCGTCCTCGTCGAGCTTCGGCGCCGAGACCCGCAGCGCCGTCTCGATGCCGGGCCAGGGCGTGTTGTTGTGCTCGACCCAGTCGTCCTCGAGCTTGCTGATGCCCGCGATGCCGTCGATCTTCGGCGCGTCGATGTTCCCGAGCTCGGCCTGGACGTTGTGGGCGTCGAACGTCGAGAAGCGGATGACCTCCCAGTTCGGGTGGTCGTCCATCAGCGGGTAGATCGAGTTCGTCTCGTCCTCGGGCGGGTTCGCGATGAGGATGAGGCGGTCCCGATCGTCGGTCGCGAGTGACCGCATCGCCTCGATGACGTCCTCGTCGACGGCGGGCTTGTCAGCCTCCTCGATCATCGAGAGCGTGAAGGCGTTGTGGACACCCTCGAGCTCGCCGGCGTCCCTGGGGGAGGAGGCCTCGAAGAAGTGCTCGGGCTCGCCGTCGATCTCGATGCGCTCGGGCCGGCTCTTGTACTCGCCGGGGAGCGGGATCCGGGCGTCGCCGTGGAGGCTCTCGACGGGCTTGCAGTACGTCCGCTTCATCTTCCGCTCGGTCCCCGACGTCGCGAACGCCGCGGCGGGGTACCGGCAGAAGAGCCAGACGATGGTGATGGCCGCCAGGATGTAGCTCTTCCCGAGGGAGTTCGCGGAGACGACGAGCAGCTGCTTGTTCGCGGCGACGGCACGGCAGATCCGGCGCTGCGCCTCGCCGACCCGGATGCCGAGGTAGTCCTCGATGGCGTCCTCGATCCAGGTCTCGTCGCCGGCGTCGGCCCGCTCCGCGTAGTGGGCGGGGGGCTTCGGCGCGTCGACGTCGTCGGGCCCGCCGGCGCCGCGAACGCCGGGGGCGGAGTTACTCCTCGACATCGTCGTCAGTCATCGTTCTCGTGGTAGTCGCGAAGGTTCGACATGAAGGCCTCCTCGAGCCCCTCGTGGTTCACGGTGAGCTCGTCGTCGGGCGCGATGCCGAACGTGTCGCTGATCGACTCGTACCGACGGAGGAACCGCTCGTCGCCCGTCCGCCGGAACTGCTCCAGCGTGATCCCGGCGACCGTCCGAGCGAGGGCCTGCGCCGACTCCGGCTCCTCGAGGAGGTCCTCGGCCTGCCGGACGCGCTCGATCTCCTCCTCGGTGAGGAAGTCCTGGACGAACGAGTCCGAGTACGCCCCGTGTTTCGCCGCCCAGTCGTTGCCCTCGTGCTCGTCGCCCGAGCCGCCCGAGCCACCGTGGGAGCTGCAGCGGCCGCTGTCCCCCTCGGTCCCCCAGCCGGAGGTCCGCTTACAGTACCCGATGAAGGTGCCGTCCCGCGTTCGCCGGGCGTTACAGTACTCGTCCGGCTCGCGCTCTGGGACGTCGTCGACGGGCTCGCCGACGAGGTCATCTGGTTCGTGGTCCATGAGGGTGTTTCGTTCAGAACGGCCCCGGCGGCCCGGTCGCGGGACGCTGAGGTCCGAACCGTTGGGTGGTTTGGTCGTCGACGGCGCGCGGGTTGTCGTGGGCACCGTCGTGGTGACAGCGCCGGCACCTCGAGGTGAGGTTGTCGGGGTCGTTGTTCCCGCGCTGCTCGTCGACGTGGTGCTCCTCGGTGTGGTCGACCGGGGAGCCGCAGTTCGTACAGTGCTCAGTCATCGTCGTCGCCTCCGCGGAAGGTGAGGGAGTCGGACTCCTCGCAGGCCGGGCACTCGTCGAGGCCCGGCGGGAGTTCGGCGGCGTTCTCGGAGAAGCCGCAGCGGTGGCAGACGGCGACCTTGCCCGAGAGGAACAGCGCCTCCGAGCAGTCGCGGCAGATCGTGACGGTCTCGCCCGGCTGGAACAGCTGGGTGAGCGTCGACGGCGACGTCTTCAGGAACGACTCGCGGAACTCGCCCATGAAGGCGGGTGCCCGGTCGAAGCGGTTCTCGCAGACGTCGCAGTTGAAGGTGTATCCCATGTGTCAGTCCACTGTGTTCAGCGTGTGTTCACCGTCCCCGCAGGCGTTCTTCGAGGATGTCGGCCGTCTCGCGGGCCGTGGCGCCGGCGATGTCGGGGATGTGGTCCTCGGTGAGTGTGTTCGGGTCGTGTTCACCGGTTGCGTCCCCGGGTTCGCCGCCCTCGACGGCGTCGACGAGGCGGGAGATCGTGTCGCCGAACGACTCCTCCTCGCGGTTGACGTCGTCGAGGTCCTCGTAGACCTCCTCCGGGATGGTCAGCGTCTTGCGTCCCATCGGTGGCTATGCCTCCTCGCCGTCGACGGCGTCCTGAACGGTCTCGCTGGCCTCCTCGGCGCGGCGCTGGAGGTCCTCGGCGAACACCCAGACGAGCGTCACCAGGCCGGCGTACACGAGTCACCGGCCGGTCGGACCGCCGGCGATGACGGTCTCGACCGCCTTGGTGATGCCGAGCAGTGGCAGCACGGGACTCGAGGCGATCTTCCGGGTCAGCTGCTTCGCGCGCTTCCGCGGCCCACCCTCCAGTGGGATCATGGCCTGGTGTAGGCGATCTCCTGGTTCTCGAGGACGTCGCGCATCTTCCGGACACCCTTCTTCGCCGACCACGCCTTCCCGACGTAGTGACGCCACGCGGTCAGCGGGTTCAGCGAGTTGGGCTCGTCGTGAGCGTAGAGGTGGAGCCGCGTGCTCCCGTCGCGCTGCTCGGTGTAGATCGTGACGTGGAGCTGGCGGCGGGCGAAGACGTCGCCCGTCGCAGCGAGGAACCGTCCGAGCATCCGCCCGATCAGGCCGGCGACCGGGACGTCGATGCTCCGGAGGAACTCACCGAGGCCGCGGATGCGACCGTACCGGCGAGCCCAGGAGCCGTCGGACTTCCAGCCGCTCGGGGAACGCTTCACGGCGGCCAGCGGGTTCCGGTAGAAGCCGGCGTCCTCGAGCTCGACCTCGAAGGCCTCCTCGTCCATCGCGACGATCCCGACGAACTCGGCCTTCGACTGCTGGTGCTTCGCGTACAGGCCCGACGTCGCGCCGAGCCGGTCGAGCAGCGGGAGGAGTCGGTTCCGGATGGCGGGCCAGTAGTCGTCGTCGGCGCCGAGGAACCGCTTCCCGAGGATCCCGTAGAGGATCCAGGAGACGAACAGCGCTGCGAGCGGCGCCGCGATCTCGAGGTTGTTCGCGATCAGTCGCGTGGTGGTATCGACGAGAGTCATGGTTGGGGGTCAGTGGGTGTCGGCGGCGTCGACGTCGTCGAGGTTGCACTTCGCGTCCTCGAGCTCGGCGTAGATCTCGAGCGCGTACCAGGCGCCGATGCCGATGACGATGAAGAGGCCGTTCGCGACGATGCCGAGCAGCTGGACCGTCGACGGGCGGCCGGCGAACGCGAGGGCGCTGGACGCGAGCAGCAGGGCGACGCCGATCAGGAGCAGGCTGGAGACGTAGCCGGGATGGACGGTGCGCTCGCGGATGAGCTGGAAGTAGATTGCGGCCGAGATCCAGACGCCGCCCGCGAGCATCCCGATGACGTCGACGAGCGCTGTCTCACTCATCGCCCTGGTCTCCGTCGTCGGACTTGCTGGTCGTTCGGTTTGGTGCGATCTCGATCGGGAGTTGCTGGAGGGCGATGTCGACTCCGAGCAGCGCCGAGATGAGACTGATCAGGATGGCTTTGTCCTGGAAACTGAGCGAGATGCCGTGGTGGATCGTGTCGGCGGCGATGAGTCCGAGCAGCGTGATGACTGCGGCGAACCCCGCCAGCGACCGGAGTCTGCGCCGTGCTGTCATTCATAAGTCCCAGTAGGTTGGTTCATGCCCGAGGCCGGATTTGAACCGGCGACGGTCGCCTCCTGGAGGAGGCGGTGTTCGTGGCCTCGAACAACTCGGGCGCGTGTCGTGGTGGCGTGCATGATCGGGAGGGGGAGGGTGGAGCCGGCCGGGGGTTGCACCCGCCGACGTCGACGGCCCGCGTTGTCCGCGGGGTAGTGCCGAACGCCGGCTCGGTGACGGCCGGCGGGTCGAGCCAGCAGGAGCTCGAAGGTTGGTTCGCGTGCGATCACCCGGCAGCAGGCCAGAGACAGACACTGGAACGCACGAAT